TTTATTTGGTGGTGCTGGCGGGGCTGCTAAAGCGGCAACGGGAACGGCTGGTACGGCTCCGGGCGGTGGCGGCGGCGGCGGTGGAACAACCGGTGGTGCCGGTGCGCGTGGTGAAATCCGCGTTTGGGTAATTCGCCAGACAACCGGCTAAAATACCTTACATATAAAACTGTTTAGGTTTTTGATCCCCCATAGGAATTAAAACACCATGATGGCAATATATGTCTCATGGTACAAACTTATAGCAGCCTTCTTGAGTATGAAATCGGACGCCTTATAGATGAGGCGATTGCCGACGAGGCCGCTATTCTTGCTAACGGCAATATAGAAGATATCAAAGACTACAAATTTCGTGCGGGCATGATCCGGGGCTTGAACAAAGCCAGAGAACTCATGTCCGAAGCAGATCGTATCATTCAATCAGGCGAAAGAGGATAAACATGCCGTATACGCGCATGCATCACGATGTTGACCCCAAAGACACTATTCTTAGCGAACTTGGTGACATTAGTGGCATTGAAATCTTTAACACTCATGTTCTTATTGCGACATATGTTCGCCCAAATAAGACAAAAAGCGGCATTCATTTGACGGATAAGTACGTTGATGAAGATCGTTATCAAGGAAAAGTAGGTCTTGTTGTGAAGAAAGGCCCATTGGCTTTTATTGATGAAGAGCAAGACTGGTTTAAGGGCGTTGAAGTCAACATTGGCGATTGGGTCGTTTACCGGCCTTCGGATGGCTGGTCTATGAATGTGCATGGCGTCAATTGCCGTGTTTTGCGTGACATTGATATTCGTGGCCGCATTCCGGCCCCTGATGCAGTTTGGTAAGGAATAATCTAATGGATGCGGAAAAGACAGAAGACGAAATCCTAATCTTGGATGACGCTGCCGAAGAGAACAAACCAGAAACAAAAGTAGCGGATAATGATTCGCAGACGCCAGAAGACGGCATTGCGGAACTGAAGGCTCGTCTTGAGCAGGAAAAGAAGCTTCGGCTAGAGGCGGAAACCCGCGCTCACCAAGCAACTCAGACGGCTACCAAGGCGGCTGCCGATGTTCAGGATAGCAACCTTCAGCTTATTACGGGCGCTATTGATAAGTTAAAGCGCGAATCGGATTACTTAAAGGCTAACTTTAAAGAAGCTATGACGGCGGGTGATTATGATGCCGCTGCGCAGGTGCAAGAAACAATGTCGCTTAATGCGGCAAAGCTATTGCAGTTGCAGAATGGTAAAGCTTCTCTTGAAGAGAAACTAGCTAACCCACAGCCACAGCAGCCATCGACGAATGACCCTGTAGAACGTGTAGCATCTACGCTTTCGCCACGGTCGGCTGCATGGATTCGGGCGCACCCTCAGTGCATCACGGATCAGCGCATGTATCAAAAAATGGTTGGCGCACACAACATCGCTATGGCCGATGGTCATATTGTTGATTCGGATTCGTACTTTGACGCCATTGAAGGCCAGCTTGGGTTCCGTAAAGCGCAACCTCAGGTTGATGACGGTGAAGATGTTGCTTTGTCAGCAGCAGCCGCACCAACTCAAAAGCGCACATCCGTACCAGCAGCACCAACAACGCGCACGGCGGCTGGAACTCCAAGCAAATCGCAGGTTGTCCGACTTTCCGCAGAAATGCGGGAGATGGCAGCTATGATGGGCATGTCGCCCGAAGATTACGCCAAGAACATGGTGTCCCTTCGTAAAGAAGGCAAGTTACAGTAATAGGAGATACATATGTCTGAACTCACTAAGCTTACCCCTAAGTCTGCGCCTAAAGCACCACCTCGCCCCGATGTTCGTGGTGATATCCGTGACGAAAGCCCGGCTGAACGCGCTAAAAAGCGTGCAGCAGAAATCCGTGCGCATCGTTCTGGCCTAGACCTTGATAGTACTGATCGTTTTGCAATTGACACCAGCATTGTTCCAGAGGGCTGGACGTATGAGTGGAAACGTAAAACTATTTACAATCAGGAAGACCCTGCTTACCAAATCCGCCTTGCAGATGGTGGTTGGACGCCAGTTCCAGCAACTCGTGATGCACGTCACGCAGCGTTAATGCCTACTGGAAACTATGCCGTTATTGAACGCGACGGTATGATTTTAATGGAACGACCTAAAGAGTTGACAGACGAAGCAAAAGATATAGAATTGCGTCGTGCTAGAAACCAAGTTCGCTCTAAAGAAGCACAGCTTGGTTCTACACCGGACGGCACAATGACACGCGAAGATTCTCGTGTTCGGCCTACGGTAAGAAAATCTTACGAAGCGATGCCTATTCCTAAGGAATAAGGACGCTTCAAAACCTGCCCTGTGGGAGGCGGGTTAAATTGTACGGGTTGGCAGTGCTTGGCGCATAGCAACCTCATCACTCAGGAACTTCTGCAATGGCTAATACGCAAGCGTATTTTGGCTTCACGCAGTATCAGGGTGGTGCTGGCGGCGCTTCAACGTTCGCACAGTCCACCCGTCGTATTGCGTCGAGCAACGGCACCGCGATCTATACTGGCGACCCAGTTAGCTTCGTTAGCGCCGTTAACGGTTACATCCAGCAAGCTGCTGCTGGCACCGCCCCTGTTGCTGGCATTTTTGTCGGCTGCAAGTACACTTCTGTTTCGCAGAAGCGCACGATCTGGTCCAACTATTGGCCGGGTTCGGATGCTTCGGGCGACGTAGAAGCCTACGTTATTGATGATCCGAATGCTCGCTTCATCGTCCAGACCAGCACGACTGCATTCCCAATGACCGGGACTGTAAGCGCGATGGGTTCGGGCGTTATTGGTCAGCTTGCTCAGTTCACCATTGGTACGGGCAACGCCAACACCGGTCGTTCGGGTGCATACCTGTCGGCTGTTGGTAGCACGGCAACCTATCCATTCCAAATCATTGACTATCAAATCTCCGCTGGTAACGGCGGCGACCCAACCACGCAATATTGCAACGTGATCGTTGGCTTCAACAACGAAATTCTGCGTAGCAATGGCGCGGTAACTGGCATTAGCTGAGGAGTAAGGTAAATGGCTGTCAATCTTAGTCAGATTAAAGACCTTCTCCTTCCCGGACTTCGGGGCGTAGAAGGTAAGTACGAGATGATCTCATCTCAGTACGACAAAATCTTCACGAAGCATGATTCGAAAATGGCTCTCGAACGTACCGCTGAAATGCGTTACCTCGGCCTTGCGCAGTTGAAGACCGAAGGTGGTCAGACTGCATTTGATTCGAATGCTGGTGAGCGTTTTGTCTACAATCAGGAACACACCGAAATTGCTCTTGGGTACGCGATTACCCGTAAGGCAATTGACGACAACCTGTACAAGACCCAGTTCATGCCATCGAACCTTGGCCTCGTGGAATCTTTCCAGCAGACCAAAGAAATCTATGGCGCGAACGTCCTTAACACGGCAACGACCTACAACGCTGCAGTTGGCGGTGACGGCGTAGCACTTTGCTCGACGGCGCATCCTATTGACGGTTCGACGGTTGCCAATACGCCTACCACTCAGCTTGACCTTAACGAAGCCTCGTTGCTCAACAGCATGATTGCTGTCCGCACGAACTTCCGTGATCAGGCTGCGTTGAAAGTGTTTGCCCGTGCGCGTAAACTCATCGTTCCTCCGCAGCTTGAGCCAGTTGCCATTCGTCTGACGAAAACTGAATTGCGTCCGGGTACTGCAGATAATGATGTCAACGCGATCATGATGACGGCTGGTGGACTTTCCGAAGGCTATATGGTCAACGACTTCTTGACCTCTGCCTACGCTTGGTTCCTCCTGACCAACATCGACGGTTTGGCGTATATGGAGCGCGTAAAGTTCGAGACCGATATGCAAGTAGATTTTGTCACTGACAATCTTCTTGTTAAGGGCTACGAGCGTTATTCCTTCGGCTACTACAACTGGCGTTCGATCTACGGCTCGTTCCCAACCTCGTAAGGAGTTAAGCTAATGTCTATTACAGCAAACTCCGGCCCGTATATCAGCTTTGGTCAAAGCACTTATGCTGATTACAATCCTGAACTGGCACCGTCCCTTTTTTGGGGCGGCGCTGGTATCCTTGATCCACGCGCCCCGTTTACCTATGTTCCCGGCCAAGATTTTGGTGCGGCAACTGCTGGTTTTCTTGGCAGCACTGCGATCACGACCTATGACTACAATCCTACGGTTGCATCCGTAACGGCTGTAGCTGGTGCTTATACACCATCAACAACTGCTGCGGTTAATACGCTTGTATCTTCCAACTCTGCTACGACTGGTGTGGCTGTTTCTCAGACCATTACCCGTCAGGATACCGGCGCAACTGTAACTGGCTTGCTTGCTCTTGATGCTTGCACTCAGGTGACGGGTTACATTTCAAACGGAACCAGCGGAACTGCTGGTAACATTTTGATTGTTTCCACTGCATCTGCGGCGCTTCTTTCGGCTGGTATGCTGATTACCGGAACTGGTATTTCTTCTGGCACAAACGTAGTGGGCGCTGGCCCAGTTCTAAACGTGTCCAACGGAAATCCGGGCGCTGGTTTTACTGGAACGTACCTTATTGACGGCGCTCCAGTTGCTGCTGGTACAAGCGGTTCGCCAATCACCATTACGGCCACCATTAGTGGTTCAGGCCAAGATGGCATTGTAAATAGCCGTTTGGGTTTTGGTTCTGCCAATACCATCCAGATGTGGAACCCACAGGCTCTCAGTGCGCGTAACGTGACTGTGAACCCAACCACCGCTGCTGGTACGGTTATTTGGACTGTTGCTGGTTATGATGTCTACGGTTATCCAATGACTGAAACCATCACGACTGCCGCTGGTTCAACTGCTGTTGCTGGTAAAAAGGCATTCAAATATATTGCTTCCATTACGCCGAACACCACGGATACGGGCAGCTTTACATTTGGAACGGGTACAGTGTTTGGCTTTGCGCTTCGTTCGGATACGTTTGGTGATGTCATCATCAACTATGCGGCAGCTTCGCAGAACCCAGCATTGATCACGGCAAATACGGGATATGTTGCAGCGGTGAAAACCTATGCAACTTCGGCAACTGGCGATGTTCGTGGTACTTATTCGGCAACTGCAGCAGTGGCGAACCGGTTTGTATTCCGTCAGTCGCCATCACTATACAACGTCGGGTCAACGGTTGGC